GTTTAATGACATCCCACCTTCGAGCATTCGGTTTAGCCTGTACACGCTTCGAGATTTCTTGGAAATTGAAAACTTCCATGAACTCGAGAAGCGTATCCATGTACGGGTTTAGGCTCTCAAGAATCTTATCACCTCGTGAGAAGATTCGGCCTTTGGAAATGTTTCGTAAACATTTCTTGATTATAAATTTTCTTATTTCATCATTAGATGAGATAAGATAATTTAAAGCCCTCTTGATAATCTTTGGACAAAGTACAAAGGTTTTATCAGGAGGCAAAAATAATCCTAAACCACCAAGTGGTTGAGGCAGGCCGGCGATTTCATACATTTTTCCAAAGTCTCTAAAAGAGATTAGGAAAATGAGTGAGATCCTGGTCTTATAAAGTGTATATGGTTCAGGAGTCCAGCAGATTTCTTTTGAAAGCTGCTGAGCTTTTCCCCATATTGGGTTCTTATCTTCATCTCCCGTGGCCATTTTGGTCTCAGGCGAGATAAGACGTGCTCTAAGAGCATCGACAATGAAGAAGGTTTCACCTTCACCGTTCGTGGTCAGGGACATCGTCCCTCCCCTTAGAACGACCACCTCGCAAAATGGGCCGCCTCCCAAGTAGACTCCCCATTTATCGCTTGATGGCATTGTCAAGAACCATTCCGCAGATGCTTTATGAAGCATGAGCTCTTCCAGAGTCCCAAGCTTCATAATATCATCTCCAGCAACGGCAAATTGTTTCTTTGATAACCTTTCAGGTGTCAAAGGAACCGTGGAGGATCGTGTTCTCATTTCGGTGGCTTTAGCCATGATATGGAGCATGATCTTTGTACCTGGGATCCCCATGGGAGCTCCTCGGCGTGTTATTTCAAGTGTTCCATCTTCACATTCTATAACCAATGGTTGGAGAATGAGAGTATGGCAATACTTGATGTAATTCGTAGGTGCAAGGTCTTCGCCAACATCTTTGATGATGGTGATTCCTTTCACGAAACCATTCATAAGGGCATGGCAAACGTCCCAGTCGAAGTAGTTGGTGGCCTCCTTGAGGTCTCCTAATAATATGCCTTGGGCATATTTATCTTCTTTGACGAAGCGTTTGACATACTCATATGCTTGGTTTGCTGCCCCTAACCCGGCATCTAATGTCGGATCGGCCTTCAGCAATGTTCTCATTAAATGAGCGTATGGTTGAAGGTAGCAGATAAGAGCACATTCGGTAACCGTTGGTACTCTTACCTTCCCTCCAGGCTCGCCTATCGCTGATAGACGGGCATTGAAGGGTTTTCCAGTTGATGCACCATGTGCATCAATATGTCCTGTTTCTAATAATTGCTCATATGACCAAATAAAAAGCAAACAGGCCAAGCGTTCTTCTTCACAACCTCTATAGGTTGGGAAGAAAGTGCTTGTTTCATTGACATCCCCTAGCATTCCTCCCGGAACTGGATCGTCTATATCTTCGATATGGGCTT